TCAAAAACTCAAGTATCTGCAGGTACTGATTGCTTGAAGTGGGTTGGTGCTATTAATAGCCAAGGTTATGGAAACTTTTGGTATGAAGGTAAGACTGTTTCAGCACATAGGTTTATTTTTGTTATGTGCAAGAATGATGGTGAATGGCTAGATAGAAAACTAGTTGTTAGACACACATGTGATACTAGAGATTGCACAAACATTGATCACCTTATTTCTGGTACTTACGGCGACAACTTGCAAGATGCTTGGGATAGGAATCGTCGTAGTCGCACGTTAAAGAAAAAGTCTTCTGCAGTTGCTAAAAAATGGAGTGAACACGCTCACGATGTGGGACTAGATGATTTGGAAACCCCTACGTTAGAGCAGATACGTACTGCTCAAAAGTTAGCTCGTGAAGTTCTTAGGGAACAAAAAGCGCGTGGCTAGTTATGTGTTGACAGTCTTGCTACTGCTATGGTGGGTTGCATCATCGTACTCAGGAAAGTAAATGACTGAATCACCTATTTTTAGCCTTGTCAGGCCACCAACCAATAAAGAAGAGTTGTGGTGGACTGTTAAAGCGCTGTGGGGTGTTGAACTTCCAAGAGTGCAAGTGTGTCCGGATCACACAGCGCCTTTTGATGCTTTTGCAGAGGCGTATTTTGGTAATGATTACAACTGGGTGCTTTGGTATGGTTCGCGTGGTACAGGCAAGTCTTACATGCTTGCTTTGCTTGCTTTAACTAAGGCTGCTTTGCTTGAGATTAACGTAACGCTTCTTGGTGGGTCTATGGCTCAGTCACAAAACATTCATGAGCATGTGGAGTTTTTGACGCAATTTCGTAATGCGCCAGTGCACGCTATTGAATCAATTATCAAGACACAAATTACTTTTACTGGTGGTAACTGGATTCGTCCTCTACCAGCTTCTCAAAAGACTGTTCGTGGTCCTCACCCTCAAATGACTCTGCTTGATGAGATTGACGAAATGGAGCGTAAGATTTATGACGCTGCTATGGGTCAGGCTATGACTAAACCTAACGTGCGTGGCGTTGAGATTCCTGAAATGGTTGTTGCTTCTTCTACTTGGCAAAACCCTGTTGGCACGTTTCAGTCTGTTATGGATGAAGCTTTGGCTAAGGGTATGCCTGTTCGTACGTGGTGTTATCGTGAGCAGTTGAAACCTAATGGGTGGATGGATCCTGATTTTATTGAACGTAAACGTATGTCTGTTCCAGCAGAAATGTTTCGTGTTGAGTATGAACTTGGTGAACCTGCTGGTGGGTCTCGTGCGTTTGATTTGGAAAAGTTAAATAAGGCTTTTGTTGAATTGCAGATTGTTGATGAGCGTCATTCTGCTAATGATGATGAGTGGATTTTTGAGCATCCAGTGCCTACTGCTACTTATTCTGCTGGGGCTGATTGGGCAAAAGAGCAAGATAAGACTGTTATTGCTGTGTTTAGGTTAGATGAGGGTAAGCGCACTCTTGTTTATTATCGCCGGTTTAATCGTATGGATTGGCCTACGATGATTGGTGTTTTTAACAAGGTAACTACTGACTATCAGGCTATGGCAGCGCATGATGCTACTGGTATTGGCAATGTTGTTCATGACATGGTTGATGAGCGTGTGATTAAGTTTACGATGTCTTCTCAGAAGCGTACTGAGATGCTTACTAATTACATTACTGCTGTTGAGCAGGGGCGTTATCGTTTGCCTCGCAATACGCCTGCTTACAATGAGCATAAGTCCACTACTGTTGAGGAAGTTTTTGGTGGTGGTGGTTGGAACTCTCATTTGTCTGATGATGTGTGTGCTTTTGCTTTGGCTCATCATGCTGCTGAACGTATGGCTCCTCCTGCTTCTGGTGAGGGTGTTAAGAAAACTGAATTTGCTCCGGCTAAGTTTAAAGAGATTACTCCTGTCTATGAGGATGATGGGCGTTACGTTACGCAGGTTGGTTCAGTGACTGTTAAGGATGACAGTGGTGTTGGAGTTTTTAACCTTTTCTGATTGCAATCGTTTGTTTGTGGGCTTAGGCTTGTAACGTCTGTTTTCTCAGTTTGCGAGGTTCTTATGAACACTTTTCTTAAATGGTTTGGTACTAGTCCTGTTGCGGCTGTGCTAAAGATTGCTGTTAGTGGCTTGTTGGTTATTGTGTTTGATTCGATTAATTCTTATCATTTGCCTGCAGGTGTAGCTTTGGTTATTACTGCTTTTATTCCTGTTGTTGTGGACTATCTAAATCCGCATGATGCTCGTTTTGGTAAGGGCGCTGCGCCTAGCCTTGTGGATTTTTTGCAGGCTTACACTAAGGTTATTAATGCTGAGTCTGCTAATAGTGAGACGCCACAATCATGAGTGAAAAAATCGTTTCGTTAGGCCAGTTAGCGTTTGCTATCGCTTCTATCTTGTCTTTGGCCGGGATTCTTGTTCGTTGGGGAATTGTTAAACCTTTGAAGCGTTTTATTGCTGACCAAACGTACCCTATTCAGCCTCATGCTAATGGGGGCGATTCTTTGCCTGATGTTATTAAGACTATTAAACGTATTGAAAATAAGTTGGACCAGCACCTTGAAGTAGATCACGGACGCTAAAAAAGCCATAGTGTATGGTTATCTCATACCTTCGGAGGATTTATGGAACTTATTGCGTCTTTGCGTAAAACATTGGCTAATGTTGTTACTGAGTATTTTCATGCTCATGGGTTTCATTGGAATGTTGTTGGCCCTGAGTTTGCGCAGTTGCATGAGTTTTTTGAGTCTGTGTATGAAGACATTTATTCTTCGATTGACCCTATTGCTGAGATTTTGCGTAAGTTGAATGCTAAGTCTCCTTTTCGTTTGTCTGAGTTTATGGCTGATTCTACGATTATTGAGGCTAATCCTGTTGAGGCTTTAGATATGGTTCATGCTTTGAGCATGATGAATACTAAGGTTATTGAGTCTTTGAATGAGACTTATGGTTTGGCTAATGATGCTAATGAGCAGGGTGTGTGTAATTTTATTGCTGAACGTATTGATATGCATAAGAAGTGGGCGTGGCAGATGCGCTCATTGTTGAGTTAGTTATGTATGTTCGTAAGAGTCAGTTAGAGATTCCTGGCATTGGTGATGTGTTTCATGAGACTGCTAAGCGTAAATTACCTAACTATGCTTGGTGGAAGCACATGAATGGTAAAACTTCTAAAGTGCAAGTTATTGGTCCGCATCCAACGCTTAAAGACCATTTTCATGTTATTGATCATCAAGATGTTAAGCGTGCTTTACATCGTGACCAAATTTCGTTTATTAAGTCAAAACCTATTTCAAAGTCGTTGGAGTATAGTGTAGTTATGAATTCTGTAAATAAAAAATATGACGGTCGTGACTTGTCGCATTTGTCCACCAAAGACAGAATCAAAAATAACCCTCAATATATAGCACCTATTGCTGGCGGAGCTGCTCTTACCGGTATGTCGATACGAAATTATCATAAAGCCAATGTTGCTTTTTTAGACAGCCACAACAAAATGTTGGATTATGGAGGGCATGCTTTATCAGAACACCTTGATCCAAATAATAAAATTACAGCTTCTGCTTTTAAAGATCAAGAAATTGCTGCGTGGGAGCACGGGAAAAAATTAGTAAAAAGAGGCAATAAATATCTTGCTGGTTCTGCTGCGCTGATGACTGCTGGTATGGCAAATAATGTTAGAGTTGCAAACAAACGACATAAACTTTATGAGCAAAAGAATGGACATCCACCAGAAATCAAAAAATCTATGAATCAATCCCGTTTTGGCGGCGCTAGTGCTGTTGCTAAGGGTCACGCAGGGGATAAGTATGACAAAGAGCTTGCTGAAAATCGTGCAAAGATTAGCACTACTCACACTATTAATCGCAATGCTTTTCGCCAGGGCGTTAAAGGTGGGTTGATTGTAGGGGTTCCTACTACTGCCGCTGCTACTTATGGTGCAGTTAAGGGCAAGCAGAAACTTTCTGAAATTAAGAAAGCATCTATGGGCGCCGCAAGGGTGTTTGAGGGCGCAGCTAATGATATTCGTCGTGCTGTCCCTGTCGGTCATGGTACTGGTGGTATGGGCGACCCTGAGGTGCGTCGTAGTATTCGCGAGCATGCTGCGCGTGAGATGCAACGCGGTTTGTCTAGAGGTAAAGAAGTTGCTGTTCGTGCTAAAAGTGAATTGGCTGATACACGTCCTCCTGCGTCTAAGAGGGGCACAGACATTGCTTTGAGGGGTAAGAATAGTCTTGTTAGTTTGCGTCAGAGTGTAAAGCCTAAGCCTGTTAAGGCTAGCCAAGAACTTTTGCCTATTAAGCAAGGTACTTCGGCACCTAAGGTTGAAGAGCCACTTCGTTCAGAAAAGGCTAGTCCTAAGCATTCATTTGTTGTTCCGCCTAAGCCTGCCGCAACTGGCGCTGCTCCACACGCTGCACCTCCTGCTGGCCCGCATCGTTTTGATGAAGGCGTTAAGACTAAGAGTTATGTTCCTCATGCTTTGGCTGCTGCTGGCGTGGGTACTACGGCTGGTGTGGCTATTACTGATCCTCAAAAGCGCAAGAATTGGGCTAGTGGGGCTAAGAGCCAGATTCATGAGTTGACTAAGGCTGAGAACTATGATGCTTCTGGCAATCCTCGTCAGAGTCCAACTATTTCTGGTAATACTGCGTTGGGTCTTGCAGGTGTTGGTACTGTTGCTTTGGGCGCTCGTACTTTGGGTCGCGCAGGTAATTTGCCTCATACTGCGGCGCGTAATGCTAATCTTCAGACTAACAATTTGCTGCAGCAACAAGGTTTGAATGCTAATAAGGAGGCTGCTCGTCAGGCTGCTGAGGCTAAGGCAGCTAAGGCTAAAACTCCTTGGGGCAAGTCGCGTGCCAATAAGCAAGTAGATCGTGCTATTTATCATGAGTCTCGCCAGAATGAGCGTTTGATTGCTCAAGAGGGGAAGACTACTGCTGCGCATGATTTGGCGCATGCTGTTAAGCCACGTATGAAGATGATGCGTAATGGTGGTTTGGCTATGGTTGCTGGCGGCACTGCTTTGGCTGCGGGTGCTTTACATAATGCTGGTAAGAATCGTGAGGTTCCTCAGTAATGACTATTTCGCAGTCTCGTTTTGGTAGCCAAGCGGAGGTTGGTCGTTCGCCTAATCGTAAGAATGCCAAGGATCAGCATCATTGGGGTGCTGCTGTTGGTTTAGGTGTTGCTGGTACTGGTTATGGTGCCACTCGCGCTGCGAGTGTATTGAGTAATAGTGCTGGCGCTTCTAAAGCTAAGGCTAATCAGTCTCGTGCTGGTATTCGTATTAGTCAGGGCGACGCTAATCTTGCTAGGAATCTTCAAGCAGTTGAGCAGGCTAAGTTGGCTAAGTTACGTGGTCGCAATAAAGGCCAAGCGATGTGGATTGTTGATGGTCAGGGTCGTAGGGTTAATGTTCCGGCTACTGCAGATAGTGCTTTTATGCATGGTGTTATTAATGATGTGGTTCGGGAAAGCAATAAGCATGCGCAGACTGCTAGCAGGCATGATTTGGCAACTAAAAAGTCTCGTGATGAGGCGCGTGCTCATGCTCAAAATTATGCTCGTATGAATCGTTACAGTAAGTTGGCTTCTCGTGGCGGAAAGATTGCTATTGGTACTGGCTTGCTGGGCGCGGCTGGTGCTTTGGCTCAAACTGAACATGCTCGTGGTACAGTTGGCTACAAGCGACCTACACGCGCACAATTAAGGGGACGTAATGTCAGATGATGTACGTTTGGCGGCTAGACAAACTGATGGCTTAAATGCCACGCCTGCTGATATTCAGGCTTTAGAAGAATTAAAGAATGCTTCGCCGTTTCTGGAACTGGGTACTACTGGTCTTAAGCGTGCTGGTGGCTATATTGATGAACAGTTTCTTCCGCAGTTGCGTGGGCGTAAGGCTGTTCAAGTCTTTAAGGAAATGGCTGAGAATGACCCTTTGGTTGGGTCTTTGTGGTTCACTATAGATCGCTTGGTTCGTAATGTTGAATGGCGTGTTGAGCCTGCCAGTAAGTCTAAAGAAGATACTGATAATGCAAAGCTTGTTGAAACTTGTATGGATGACATGTCTCATACTTGGGATGATTTTATTTCTGAGGTTTTGTCTTGTGTGATTTATGGCTGGTCTTGGCATGAGATTGTGTACAAGCGTCGTGTTGGTCCGTGGGAGCGCGATTCTTCTAAGCGCTCTAAGTACACTGATGGTTTGATTGGCTGGCGTAAGATGCCAATTCGCGCACAGGAAACTTTGTTGCGTTGGGCGTTTGATGATACTGGTGATGTTTCTGCGATGATTCAGTTGGCTCCTCCTCGTTATGAAACTAAGGTTTTGCCTATTGAGCGTTCGTTACTGTTTCGTTATCGTCATCAAAAAGGTAATCCTGAGGGTATGTCTATGCTTCGTCAGGCTTATCGTCCTTGGTACATGAAGAAGCGCCTTGAAGAATATGAGGCTGTTGGTATTGAGCGTGACCTTGCTGGTTTGCCTGTTGTTAAGGTGCCGGCAGAGTTTTTGCGGGCTAAGCCTGGCTCTCAGCAGGCTCAAACTGTTGAGGCGTTTAAGCGTATGGTTAAGTCTGTGCGTCGTGATGAGCAAGAGGGCATTGTGTTTCCTATGGCTTATGATCAGGACACTAAGCAACCTTTGTATTCGTTTGAACTTATGGGCGGTGGCGGTGCTCGTGCTTTCAATACTGATGCAATTATTCAGCGTTATGAGCAGCGAATTTTGATGTCTGTTTTGGCTGATTTTATTATGGTTGGTCATGAGGGTGGTGGCTCTTACAGTTTGCATACTGATAAGACTGGTATTTTTCGTACTTCGCTTAACTCTATTGCTGGTTCTATTGCAGATACTTTGAACCGTTATGCTATTCCTCGGTTGTTTTCTGTTAATGGTATGAAGCCTGCTGAGTTGCCTAAGATTGTGCCTGGTGATGTTGATAGTCCAGATATTGCGCAGTTGGCTCAGTTTATGTCCGCTATGTCTAGCACTGGTGTCACATGGTTCCCAGACCCAACTATGGAGAACTTTATTCGAGATGCTGCTCGTTTGCCTAAACTTAATGAAGAGGATGAAGATCGTCGTCGTCAAATGCAGATGCGTACGGAGGCTACGCAATACGCACAAGCTAACATTGCGTATGTTCAGGCTAAGCAACAGTTGGCTCAAACTTTGATGGGTCAGCAACAACAGCAAGCGCAGCCTGGTCAGCCTGGTCAACAGGATAGTCAACAGAATGCTAGTCAACAAGAAAGTCAACAACAAAATCCTCAGCAGGGGCAGTAATGAATTTGGTTCTTGAACATAGGGCGCAAATGACTATTGCGGGTGCTTGTGCGCACATTGCGCAGGAGAATAATGCTGATGCTGCAAAACTTGTTAATTTGTTTGTGTCTGATGTTATGGAAGAGAATGGCGTTAAGTTTGATGAGGCTTTAGAGATGCTGGCTCGTGCTGGCATTGCTGTTTCTATGATGGCTGCTGAACCTAATGTTGAGGAAACTTTTAGGCGTATTACTTTGGCGCTAAGTGGGTTGTGATGAAGAAAGAGTCAAAGAATAGATTACATGGCGTTGAGGCTGCTGCTGTTGGTGGCAGTCTTACTGGCGTGGGCGCTAACATCAATTACCGCGCTGAGCGTACTTTGAGGGAGTCTGGCAAGAAGGGTTTGTGGGATGCTACTAAGGCCCGTGAGTTAGGTTCTCATCATGCCAAGTTTGTTGGTTCAAAGTTTGGTGCTCGTGGTTTGCAGGTCACAGGTATTCCTTTGGCTTTGGTTGGCGCTAAGCATGCTGTCACTGGTGAGGATACTCGTCGTTTGGACATTCACCATGATGTGGTTAAGCCTGTTGCTCGTAATGCTGTTATGGCTGACCAGTTGAAGCGTGGGGAAAAGACTTTGAGTAAGAGTGATGCGCCGGAGTATGAAGACAAGATTCTTAATTCTAAGCGTCGCGCTAAGAACTTTTCTCGTGTTGCTGGCACTTTGGGTCTTGCTGCTTTGGGTACTCGTGCACCTGAGATTGCTAATTATGCTGTTAAGAAAACTCCTAAGTTGGCGGCTAATAAGCATATTTCTACTTTGATTTCACATGAGCCTAAAGCGACTAAAGCTTCTAACGCATTGGGTATTGGCTCTATTGGTGTTGGTTCTTTGGGTGCTTTTAATAATGCTCATATGCAAAACTTAGAAGTTAAGCAGGGTAAGCAGCGTAGGGCTTCGTCTTCTATTATTAAGCGCGATGACAAGTTTTTGGCTACTCATCGTGATCGTATTAGTCCAAAGGCTGAAGAGGGCTATAAGTATTTAAAACACGGCGCTAATAGTCGCACGTTTGATGCCGCTGCTGCTGGAGCGTTAGGTACTGGCGCTATTGCTTATTCTGTCAGGGATTTGCGTCATAAGAATAAGGCTGGTGCGGCGCTAGGTACTCTTGCTGGTGCTATTACTCTTAAAGAAGCGCATGATAATGCTCGGGCTGCTAGGGCTTGGAATGCTAAGGCTAATAAGATTAAGGCTAAGGCTTATGAGCGCGAGGCTGTTGGTGAGTGGGGTAAGGGCCGTCATGTTGCTGTTGCTAAGTCTTTGTGGGATGTTGAAAAGGCATCTTTGGCTTTGGTGCCTAGCGTTCCTAAGGGTTTGATGCGTAAGCCTGCTATTAGAGCAGGTCATTTGATGAGAACGCGTAGTGGTAAGGTTGTTTCTGTTAATGGGTCGATTGGTTAAGGGGTTTTGTTGTGTCGTTGCTTGATGCGGTTCGTAAGGCTGTAGAGGAAGACCCTATTGGCGGTTCGATTCTTATTGATGAAATCGTTTATTCGGTTTTGGCTGATGAGGCTGAGCAGGTTCGCCCTGCGGTTGAAAAGATGCTGTCTGTGTTTATGGCAGAGCGTGTTGGTGTTGCTAAGCGTGCGTTAGGTCGTGCATATGTTGAGACTATGGCTAATGGTGAGTATCCTGACCCTGAAGTTCAAAAGAATGCTGAATGGATTGCGGGCATCGAGCGTTTTATTGCTTCAGATATTTCTAAAGCTGATGATCGTACTTTTGATGAGCGTCTTCATCCTCGTGGCAGTGGTGGCCGCTTTAGTGTCAAAGCACCTCCTGCGGCTGAGGTAAAAGCAGGCGCATACGTTGGTTATGCCGCTGCGCAGCATAAGTCTAAGCATAGTGCGTCTACTCAAACGCACGTTATGCATGATGGTAAGAAAAACGTTTATGCTGAAGGTATTCATCCGGATACGCAAGAACTTGTTGACCAGCATCAGTATCAGTGGGATGCAGCTAATCAGCAGGCTAATAGCATTATGGAAAGTTTTGGTCGTGATGCGGGAAAGATTAACCTTCGTATTACTGTTCAAAATAAGCATAATGACAAGTTGCGTGACATTGTTGTTCCTGGCTCTGAGGCTAAGGGTGGTCTACCGTCTGATAGCGCTTGGTCTATTAATGATGATTACAAGTCTATGAGTGTTGATGCGGCTAATTTGGATAACCCTACTGACCAAATTCTTATTGATAATAAGGTTAATGCTTATAATGTGATGGGTAATGCAGGCGGTCCAGCTTTGGCTGAATTGGGCACTATTGATTCTTCTCGTTACACAAAACTTGGTCAGACTATGGATCGCGGTTACATGCGTTCTCAAGACAAGTCTAAGATGGGCACTTTCTTTGACCG